TATTACCAAGCCGTTATTGATAAAACAAATCCACGTCTGGGAATTCAAGAGTTGAGATACATTGACCCACGCAAGATTCGTAAGGTCAAAGAAGTCAAAACCAAAAAACTCAAAACCCAAGATAACACGATGGCCAATACTAAAGACGTATCAAGAGAGTATTACATCTACAGTGAAAAGGGTTTTTACGGACCATCAACAACATCAACACAAACAAGTGGTCTGAGAATAGCAAAAGATTCAATCATTCACGTGACTAGCGGTCTTGTAGATGCTAAGTCAACAATGGTTCTTTCTTATCTACACAAAGCAATCAAACCTCTAAACCAGCTTAAGACTATCGAAGATGCGTCTGTGATCTATAGAATTTCACGTGCTCCAGAGCGCCGCATATTCTACATTGACGTTGGTAATCTACCAAAAATGAAAGCTGAACAGTATCTCCGCGACATGATGACACGTCATAAGAACAAGCTTGTGTACGATATCGGTACTGGTGAAGTTCGTGATGATCGTAAATTTATGACAATGCTTGAAGACTTCTGGCTTCCTCGCCGCGAAGGTGGAAGAGGAACAGAGATCACAACACTTCCTGGTGGTCAGAATCTTGGTGAGATTGAAGATATCAAATATTTCCAGGATAAACTGTTTAGATCATTAAACGTTCCTGTTTCTAGAATGCAACCAGATAATTCGTTTAATCTTGGTCGTGCATCAGAAATATCTCGTGACGAAGTTAAGTTTGCTAAGTTTATTGATCGCCTCAGAGTAAGATTTAGTCAGCTGTTTACAAAAGCTCTTGAGAAGCAGCTTCTTCTCAAAGGTATCATAACTTCTGATGACTGGAAGGTAATTGAAAACCGTATTAAGTACAACTATGCTCGCGACAACTTCTTCTCGGAGCTGAAAGATCTCGAAATTGAAAAAGAAAGACTGGGTGCACTACAACTGATTGATCCGTTTGTTGGTAAGTATTTTTCAATAAACTACGTAAAGAAAAATATTCTACACCAAAACGAAGAAGAGATCGAAGAGATTGATCAAGAGATGCAGGAAGATGGTTCTCAGCTCCAGTATCAGCAGAATTTAATGCAGCAAGGTCCTCAGGGCCAATAACGGTGATTGATAAATAAAACTATGGAGGAATTATGTCAGATACACCACTAACAGCAGTAGATTTAATCAACCATGCACTTGAGGGCAATCCAACAAAAGTTGGTGATACGTTCAACAACTTGATTATGCCTAAAATTGTTGATGCGGTTGCTGCAAAGAAACAAGAAATTTCCCAAGTAATGTTTGACGACTTGGCTGATGAAGATGAAGGTTCCGAGGAGGGATCTGAAGATACTTCAAACGAAGCTGAGGAAGATTTAGAACAAACCGAAGACGAGGCCACGGAAGATGAAAACACTGAAGCAGATGCTTGAGGTTTATGACCCAAAACCTGGTGATGAGAAAAAGTTTAAAGAAAAACACGTAGCTGTAAAACACAAGAATCTTGCTGGCAAGTCAACAGAAGACGATCAGCTGTTTCAGGCTACGAATGTTAAAACTGTAAACCGCGAACCAACCCACGGTTATAATCCAGGTAACGATGAGAAGGTGTATGAAGAAACTTCCATCGAAGAGGGTATCGAGGACCGTCTGGAAGCAGCTCGTGAAAAAGCCGCAGCCGCTGGTAAAACAATCAAACAACCTCAGCAAAAGAAAACACTCAAGCGTTTTGTTGCTGGTAAATCATACGGTGGTTCAAAGCAACAAGATGATCAAGAAGACATGAAAGAAGAAGTAGAAGTTCTTGACGAAGCTGTTGTTGCTTCTGCCGCTTCAAAAATTCTTAGGCAGCACCACGGAAGAATCAAAGATCTGCTCAAAGGTATCGGAGCAGGGGTTGATGAGGTGAAGAAGAATGCTATGGACAATCCACATTTTGGCCACGTTAGACAATTAAATATGTTTGCAAATCAACTGCAGGATATTCATGATAGCGTTCATGCTGAAGCTCAG